ACATTCTTCAATATTTGGAAGACCCAAGCACTTGGGACAAGTCGGCTTTTGAAACTGCGATTCGCGCAGAGGTAGAAGGATCGACCGGGGTACTCACGGCTAGTGATGAGTTCTTGATTGGCTCACTGGTCATGACTGTTGACAGCTTGCTTACGGCGCACATCAACATAACCGCTGATGGACATTTGTACCAATACAACGCTGGTCAAGCCGCAAGTCCTTGGTACAAGATTCGCACCGAGATGGGTGATAAGGCTATTAAGATTCTTGCGGAGTTGGGGCTTGTTGCCCGTGGTCGCCCAAAGTTGACAGCAAAAGTAAGTGACGTAGACGAACTTTTTGCCACTGCTTAAAAGACATGAACAAGACAGTAATAGGGAACGCCACCCTGTACCTTGGCGACTGCATGGACATTTTGCCTACACTTGATAAGGTGGATGCGGTAATCACAGACCCGCCTTATGGCATTAATGAAAACAGCAAAAAAGTGGCAAGCCGTGGAAAATTGGCTGCACCTAAAGATTATGGTGACTTTGATTGGGACAAAGCGCCACCACCTGATGCGCTGATTGAGTTAATTCGCACCAAAGGGCAGCATCAAGCATTTTTTGGGGGCAACTATTTCACGCTTCCTCCAACATCGTGCTGGTTGGTTTGGGACAAGTTAAATGGCAGCAACGATTTTGCCGACTGTGAACTGGCTTGGACGAACTGGCCCAAGGCTGTACGCCGACTGCAATGGCGCTGGAACGGCATGATTCGTCAAGGTAATGAGGAACGCTACCACCCAACGCAAAAGCCGCTTGAGGTGATGAAATGGGTTATTGAACTTTGCCCTAAGTCTGAAACAATCCTTGATCCATTTATGGGTAGCGGCACAACAGGCGTGGCTGCTGTCCAGATGGGGCGCAAGTTTATAGGCATTGAGCGTGAACCCAAGTATTTTGAGATTGCTTGCAAGCGCATAGAAGACGCGCAACGCACCTTTGATATGTTTGGATTCAATGGCACAACAGCCGCTGACTTGCCAAAACAGGAGGCAATGTTTTGAGTTATTCGCCACTGCTTAACCCTGCGTTTGAGTATGCGGTAGCGGTAACTAGGGGTGACATTCAGGCTTGTGAGGATGTCAAACTTGCTTGCCAGCGATTCTTGGATATGGTCGAACGTAAGGATGCCCCTTACGAGTTTGTCCCTGCCAAGGCTGAACACATCCTCAAATTCGTCAAATTCTGCCGCCATGTCAAAGGGCCAGATGCTGGCAAGTCTATTGAACTACAGCCTTTTCAGGTCATGTACTTGGCGGCTATCTACGGCTTCCGCGACAGGAAAGATCATTCGTACCGCTATGTCACCGATGTCATTTTGTTCGTTCCTCGTAAGTCAGGCAAAACAACCATTGCGTCCATCATTGCGTTGTATGAGTTGCAGTTTGGTGATGCTGGTGCTGAAGTGTTTACTCTGGCTACTAACCGCGATCAAGCAAGTATTTGCTTTGACTCGTCCAAGGCAATCGTAGAAAATATGAAGGCTGAGTTAGCGGCCAAGTTCATTCCTTACCGCAGTGAACTGAAGAAAGCTGGCGACTCAACTTCCACCTACCGGGCGCTGTCACGGGAGAACCGAAAGACAGGTGACGGTAAAAACCCGTCTTGCGCGATGATTGATGAAGCGGCTCAGATTACTGAGAGGCAGTCAATTGAGGTCTTGCACTCAGGTATGGGGGCACGTAAGAACCCGCTACGGATGTACCTGACGACAGCCAGCTTTACCAAGGAAACCAAGTTCTATGAGGACTTGTCTCACTTTCGTAGCGTCTTGCGTGGCGCTGCTCCTGACAGTTTCCGCTGGTTTGGTTTACTCTATAGCATTGATCCCGGAGACAATTGGGCTGACCCTGCGGTATGGGGTAAAGCAAACCCCATGCTTGGGGTTTCGGTCACAACTCAGCACATTGCACAAATGGCTGAAGAAGCGTCTGCCAAGCCAGCAAGCCTAAACGAGTTCCTGTGTAAGCAGCTAAACATCTATGTTTCAGCAAACACGGCTTGGGTTGACCGTAGGTATTGGGACGAATCAATTGCCCCATTTCCTGAAGACAAACCTGAATCAACATTTGTGGCGTTTGACTTGGCGCACACCCGAGATTTAAACGCTGTTTGCACTTTGCACAGATACAGCGATGAAAATTTCTATGCCAAGTTCCAGTTCTTCTTGCCTGAAGAATCTATTGACCTGATTCCAAACCACTACAAGAGCATTTTTTCACAGGCTCATGCAAGCGGCATTTTAAGGCTCACGCCGGGTAACGTAACAGACCTGAATGAGATTCAAAGTTACATCAAACAAGAGTGTGAAGCGCACAGCGTCAAAGAAATTGCTTATGACCCATATAACGCTGCCGCTTTGGTGGCAAACTTGTATGCCGATGGCTTGCCCGTGAAAAAGGTTGGTCAGGGTATGGCGATGCTGTCAAACCCGTCTAAGACTACCGAGCAACTGATTCTGAAAAAAGCAATCCACCATGATGGCAATCCGTTTGTTGGTTGGCAGCTTGGAAACTGCGAGGTTTATACGGATGTGAACGGTAACGTAAAGGTCAGGAAGAACGAAGCTGACCCGTCTGCCAAGGTTGATGGCATTATTGCCATGATTATGGCGTTGCACTGCCATTTGGATAACGTATTTGTCAGCGAATCATTTGGCTTTAGGTCGCTAGAGTGGTAAAGTGTAGGAAATTGAGGGGAAATCATGGCAATTTTTGACATTTTCAAGGGCAAAAACACCAAGTCTGAGAGCAATGCGCTCTTTGGTCAAACTGCCTTGGGCAACAATGTTGTCTATCAAGGCAGCGACAAAAAAGCTGGTGTTAACACTCAAATCCTCTATGTGACCACTGCCAGCACAACAGTTGCTGGTCGCCCGGTGGATATGTCTGTGCTGACACGAAACAGCACAATCATGTCATGCGTTGGGGTAAAAGCCCGTGCTTTGGCTCAGTTGCCCATCAAGATTTGCTGTGAATTGGCTGACGGTAAAACCGTTGATGCTGTGCGTGGTGAAGGTGTTGGAGCGCGAGATAAGGCTAAAGCCCGTCAAGTTGCCAAGCTGTTGGGCAACCCTAACAACTTCCAAAGCAAGTATGAATTCTGGTATCAGTGGTTGATGTGGTACGAATTGTCTGGTGAAGCCTTTACCTTGTGGTGGAGGAAAGACCAGAACAGCAGCACTGAAACTCCGCTGGAAATGTATGTGCTGGATTCAACGCTGATTGCGGTGAACATTACGCCAACTCGCTATCCGACATTCCGTTTGTCTACGCCTAGCTATGGTTTCAACAAAGACCATGAGTTTAAATATTTCCAAGTCATGCACAGTAAGGAAATGGCGTGGCAAGGTTCTGCTGGTTTTAACAAAGCAATTCTGGCGACTGAATTGGTTGGCCTTGACCAAGACATTGACCTGTACGCCAACTTTGTCATGCAGAACGGTGCAAAGCCTTCTGGTATGTTTGTTACAGACCAAGTTGTGCCTGATGCCAAGTACAAAGAAATTGCTGCACGTTTGAAAGAAGCGTGGAACAACATGACAGGCAGCAAGAACAGCGACCCAAGCAAACCGGGTCAGGGTATGTTGCTTGACCAAGGCATGAAGTACCAGAAGCTGGAAATGCTGACACTGCAAGATACAGATGCTGCTGCTTTGAAGTTGATGACGATGCGCCGAATCTGCGGTGTGTTTGGTGTGCCGCCTTCTATGATTGGCATCCATGATGGCAAGTTCAACAACAGCCAAACGGCGTTGGATGAGTTTTACAAAACCACCATGTACCCGACAATCGTCAATATTCAGCAGAAGCTGACGCAGCATTTGCTGGAGGGCTACCCTTCTTTGTGCGTAGAGTTTGACACCAAGGACTTCCTCAAGGGTGCGCCTTTGGATCAGATGAACTTTGCGACTGCTGGCGTTAAGGGCGGGATTATGACCCCCAACGAAGCCCGTAACTACATGAATCTTCCTTCTGTAGACGGTGCTGATGAATTGGTCAAAGAGCCGGACCCTGCTGATGCTGTACCCGGTTCTAGCGCCCAAGATACTGGTGGCGGTGGTGGAAACCAAGCCAAGAAAATGAACATTGGCTCCAAGACTTGATTAAAAATGCGTACTGATACACAATATCTGGTAGCATTAGCCAAACAGGTCCGTAGACCCACAAAACAGTTGCCTGTACTTTTAGGGCAACCCCCTAAAATACAGGACAATAACCAATCCATTGCTTTAGGGGCAATCAATGAAGACATTGAATCTAATCTGCGAAGCCAAGCTGAACTTGAACGAGAAAGCCAACAACGGCGAATCGTCTGGTCAGATTGAGGCCCGCATTACGACTTGGGGTGCGCGTGAAGGCGCTGATGGTCGTAAATTCTTCTACAAGCCAGAAGGCTTTATGCAATGGGCCAAAGAGTTTGCCGCATCTGGCAGACCATTGCCCATGTATGTCAACCACAACTCTGATGCCATCCCTGTTGGTGAATGGACAAGCATTGAGATGGATGACGAAGGCATGAACGCATCTGGTCGCTTGTACACCAACACCAGTGCTGGCAAAGACCTCTACCAAGTGATGAAAGAAAGCCCCAATATGTTTGGCGGTGTTTCTGTTGGCGCTTACGCCGAAGAATATCAATGGGTAAAGGAAGATGGCGAAGCAATGACCATTGGTTCTGATGACCCATACGAGTCTGGTTATTTCCAGATCACCAAAGGTGGTTTGCGCGAGACTAGCGTTGTCATGTACCCAAATAACACCAAAGCAGAAATCAAGAAGTTGGAATATTTCCGACCTGATGGCTCTGCTGATTTGAAAGTATTGGAAGAAGCCTTGCGGGATGCCGGGTTGTCCAAACAGATGTCGGTTGCCGCCGCATCTGTATTCAAAACGGTCATTGAACAGCGTGATGCTGTTGAAGTGCCGATTGAAACTGCGCCAATTCAGAGTGATTCTGATGCGGAGGCAACCGAAGCGGAAATTCTCGCGGCTCTTGAGCAACGTGAACTTCTTAAACTCCTAGACAAACGCTTGAAAGGCTAATCATGTCTAAAGAAATCATTGAAAAATTGGATGCCATCGAAGCCAAACAGGCTGAAGGTATCTCTGCTGTTGAAGCAAAAATCCCCGCTGCTGTTGAGGCTGTCAAAGCTGAAATGGCTGAAATGGTGTCTGCTCTGGAAGCCAAAGTTGCCTCCATTCAAATGCCTGAGTTCATCCGCACACCCGCTAAGACTGTTCGCCAAGATGTGAACCGTTCCGTGCGTGAGCAACTGGCTACTTTCTACAAAGGCAATAACCGCCTTGAGAAAGAACTGCAAATCTTTGCAGACGAAAGCCAAATGGATGCGTACCTGAAAGAAGCCTCTGCTTTGACCGCTGGCGGTGATGGCAAGGGTGGTCGTACTGGCTACGATCCTACTTTCACGGCTCTGCGTTTGCTGAACCCAATGCGCGGTGTTTCTCGCACTGTGGCTACTGACGGTTCCTCGTACCAGTTTCGCGTGCGTACGGGCAATCCGGGTGAGGCATGGGGCTATAGCATCCAGAACAACGGCGCAGCCACAACTGAAGACACAAGCATCTGGCAATTGGTTCTGCAAGACTTGAACGTGCAGTTCCCAATCCGTACAGCCGCTTTGGACGACATTGATGGTTTGGAAGCAGTTGTTGTTGACGATATGTTGGCCTCGTTCGCTCAGTCCGAAGCCCTGTCGATGATCCAAAACAACGACCAAGCTGCTCAGTCAAGCACCAACCCTTACGGTGGTACTAACGGTCTGCGCGGTCTGGATCAGTATGCTGGTTCTAACGCTACCTACACTGGCGGTACATCGTCTGTTGCTGCTTTTGGCACTTCTGGCACTGGCTCTACAAGCGGTCTGCACTCGCTGGCTACTTATGACCAGATCACCACCAACGCCAACACTGTGGGTGCTAACAACATCCAGTACAAAGACGTTATCAACTTGATCTACGCTTTGCCACAGCAGTATTGGACAGCAAACGCCAAGTTTATGGTTAGCCCTATCTTGGCTCAAGCTATCCGTGGTCTGCAAGACACCAATGGTCGCCCAATCTTCAACTCTACTGAGTCGTTGAATCCCGATGGCATCATTGGTCAAATGTTGGGCTTTGACGTTGTGATGAACAAGTATCTGGATACGCCATCGCAAACTACAACTGGCACTGCTGGCACTAACAGCCTGTACCCAATGTACTTTGCTGATTTCTCGCGTTTCCACACAATCGTTGATCGCTTGAACATGGTCATGCGCCGTTACGACCAGACATTGCCTGGTTTCATCACCTTCTTTGGTGAGAAGCGTTTGGCAACTTCTGTGCGCGATCCTAACGCTGGTGTGCGTTATCGCTCCACAGGTACAGCAACCTAATTGTTGCCATTGGCGGGGGCTAAAACCCCCGCCTTTTTTCATAACAAAGGCAAACCATGACCATTACCGAACGAATCCTGTCTGGAATTAAGCAAACTTTAGAAACTGGCGATAAAGTCACGATTGACTTGCGCGAAGCATCTGCTATCACAGGCTCTGGTGACGGGGTTGGTGGTCGCACTTTCTTTGACAACGCATTTGCTGCACTGCGTTTTGCAAACCCAATTCGTGAGATGTCGCGTGTTATCCCTGCCTCTGGCTCAAGCGTACAGTTTGTTGCTAAGACAGGTAACGCGGCAAATCAAACAAACCCGTTTGGATACACGTTCACGCCTAACAGCGGTTCTCCAGACATCAACACTTCCATTTGGCAATTGCCTACCCGTGTCATTTCTGCTCAACTGCCTGTCCGTTCAGCGGTTATGTCGGATGTGAACTACCTGAACGAAACGCTTGTTGAAGACCTGATGCTGGAATTTGCCCAGATTGAAGGCGCTTCAATGGTTTTGAACAATGACCAAGCTGGTTCTACCACTACGGTAAACGGCGGCACGAACGGTCTGCGTGGCCTCAATATGTACACAAGCGCGGCTTCTTCTGCCTTTGGTACAAGTGGCACAGCAATCACCAACGGCATTCACTCAATTGCGACTTACACGCAAGCTGCTGCTGCGGTTACATACTCTGACATCACAGATATGACCCGTTTGTTCCCTGCTCAATACTGGAATCTGCCCGGTACAGCTTGGATGATGCACCCACAAACAATTCACGAATTGCGTAACTTGGGTGGTGCAACAGCAATTAAGCAGTTTGCTGAAACTGGTGATGATGATGGCGGTGCTGGCGTTAACATTTTTGGTTTTCCTGTGATTGCGAACCCAAATATGCAAACAACAGGTGCTGGCAAATTTAACATCTACTTGGCTAACTGGCCTCGTTTTGTGACCATTGCTGACGTTGAAGAAATGACCATTCAAGCAATGGAACAGACAAGCCCCGGCTTCATTACGCTATATGCGGAAAAGCGACTTGTTAGCACTGTGCGTGACCCGTTTGCTGGCATCCGACTTGTGGGTGTTTAAGCCATGAGTTTCGACAACTATCAATACGCTGCGCCTTTTGGCGCTCAGACGCGCAATCCGTTTAACTATGTAAAGGTTGAGCAGATTGGGCGTGATAGTGTCACTCCGTGGTTGACCCTTGAGGAAATCACGCAACAATTAAACTTGTTCAACGATGAAAGCCAAGACTCATATTTGTCAGGGCTTGAAGTCGCCACTAGACAAGCAATTGAAGACTACTTGGGGATGTCTATCTTTTCCGTGAGTTATCGCGTTTGGTACGGTACAGAAAGCCTTGTAGCGTCACCTATTTGCTTTGACTTGCCTGAAGTCAGTCAGAACTTTTACCCAAGTCAACCCGGTGTGTCAATTGATACGGTTGGGTACTGGAACGATGCTTTCCCACCTGTGTTTCAGACGCTTGCAAGGTCAAGCTATTACTACGATCCTTCTGGCAACAAAGTGATTGTTAATAACTTGCCGACAGATGTAAACACAGTGATGACTGCTCCAATCATTGTTGACTACACAACAGTGGCTAACCCATTGTCTGCGTATCCAGTAATTAAACAGGCTGGTCTTTTGTTGCTGACGCATCTGTACAACAATCGGTCAAACAGCACTGAAGTTCAGTTGAAAGACATTCCGTTTGGCGTGACAACGCTTTTAAGAAATTACAAACCCCTCATCATGTAAACTTATGTTTGTATATTGGATTCATTTGCCGGAGCAAACCAACGTAGCCATTGAAGGTTATATTGGCATAGCCATGAATTTTGAGCAACGAATGTTTGCTCATAAGTCTTGCGCTAAAACTGGCAAAGAACAAACTTTGTACAAAGCAATTCGCAAGTATGGATGGGACAATCTTGTAAAAGAAATCATCTTGATTTCTGATGAAAATTATTGTTTTGAAATTGAGAAGAAGCTGAGGCCAGCACCAAGAATTGGCTGGAACATTGCTGTTGGCGGTGATTACTCGGGAGCGCACCTTAAAGGCATAAAACAGTCAGAGCAACATCTTGCCAACAGAAAAAAAGCTCTTATTGGTAGAGTCTCGGGCATGAAAGGCAAAAAAATGCCAAAAGAGTCTATGGAAAAAACAATGCAATATGTTCGCGGCGTTCCAAAGACGGATGAATGCAAAAAAAAGATTGCCGCATCAAAACATAAGCCTTTAATGGTCAATGGTATAGTTTATGAAAGTTGGTTGCAAGCAAGTCAGCAAACAGGAATTCCTACTGGCAGCATTTCTTACTTGCTAAAAGCAAAGCCATTAAAAAGCAAGTGGGCTGCTTACGATTTGAAGGAAGTGACGTAATGGCAATTGCACGGTTTGAAAACATAACGGTAAAGACGCTTTCTTTTGGGAAGTCGTCTTTCGGTGAGCAAAGCACAACACAAACTGTGTGGTTTTCAACCCGTGCGCGAGTTCATTCCGTGTCTAACACTGTCAAGATCAGCGACAAGTACCGGGTGTACTCAGACATTGTTGAGTTCACTTTGAACTACACGCCAAACACAAGAACTATTGTGGACAACCAAAACTTGTACTCAATCAATTGGAAAAACTTTGATTGGCGCATTGATGGTGTTCGTGAATCTGATGATCGCATGACGGTTAAGTTTTTGTGCGTTCGCAATGACCCTGTGGTGGCTGTATGACAACACAAAACAACGTCATCAATTACGGCAAAGCCATTCAGTACCAACTAAGCCAGATCGTCACGCCTGTGCCTGTGTATGCGGCTTTCAACCGTAACTTTGCCACACAGCCCAAGTTCATTACTTGGATGCTGCGTAACGTGCATCAAGATGTCTATACAGGCCAGTATCAATCCGTTAAAGGCATTGACAGGCCAGTATTTCAGATTAGTATCTTTACCCAAGTGATTGAAGACGGATTTACAATTTCAAATCAGGTACTACAATCACTGCATGGATACAGCGGGATGTTGGGCAACCCGGCTGATGGAGGTTTTTATATCTCCAAAGCTGATTGCCAATGGCTTTACAACTCCTACGACAACGAAAATAAATTGGGGCAAGTCTTCATTGATTGCACCATTGATATTCCAACATAAGACATTAACCACCAACTCTTTGAAGGAAATTTAAAATGGCTCTCCCAACAAAAATTCTTCCCGGCTTTAGTGCAACGCTTTACGCACAGCCCGGAACAACACCAACAGCGTTGACTGTTGCAAACTTGTCTACATACGCCTCAGTTTCTGCTTTGGCGATTTCTGGCAACCTTGTGCCTGTTGAAGCAATCCCTGCTTTTGGTCAAGATGATGCTGTTGCTTCTTTCGGTGTTGCTGGTTCGCGTCAATCGGACAAGATTCCTGTGCAGTCTGCCCCAACAAGCATGACCATCACAGCCGCTTGGAATCCATCCGATACAGTTCTGTTGTTGTTGCGCGGCGATGCGTACAACGGCACGATTGATCGCACCTTTGTGATCTCCGCTACTGATGGCACAGGCATTGTGAACTATGCCTTTAACGGTCGCGTTTCGCAGTGGAACATTGATTCCGCACCCGGCGCTGAAGCTAAAGTTACCTTCAGCATCCACCCCCGTGGCAACCAATACGGCTGGTCTGCAAGCACATGACCGACCTCAATCATGCGCTGGAAGTATTGACCAGCACATACTTGCCTCTTGACCTTGCGGTCAGGGGCATGGTATTGGACGCTGATGACGTGGTTATGGCGCTAGAAGGCGTTGAGCCAGATACCGTGGAGCAAACGGCTTTGCTGTTCCTTGCAACACGTTTTCCAATTGTTGAGCCTGAATAAAACATGACCACCACAATAAAAGACACAAACGATTTGTTGGGCTTCTTAGTGACCCAATCCGAAACTAGCAAGAATTGGTTTGGGTTCACTCAACAACGAATTACGTCAATCAACTTGGCGCACGAAATTGCCAAGCATCATGCTGACAAAATGACTCCAAACGAAGTGGTGGATTTCGCCATCAATTTGAACGAAGCCATTTATCACAAAATTATCAAATCCAAATAACCGCCTAAGAGTTTGACATGGGAGTCTCAATCAAACTTGAAGGAATTGGCGATGTGGACAAAGCTTTAAGAGCCTTAGAAGAAGAATTTGGCGATAAGCTGGCAAGAAGCAAGGTGTTAATCCCTGCTGTGCGCGAAGCATTAAAGCCTGTGCTTGCTGAAGCAAAAGCCAACGCACCAAAAGACTCTGGCGATTTGCAAAGATCGTTAATTGTTGAAGCGCGGCGACCAACACGGCGCGACAGACGAAGCAAATACGTTACGCAGACCGACACTGTGATTGCCGCAGTAACAACGGCATCTGGCAAGAAGTTGGCGAAGATGGGCATCAAAAG